GCATTGCACTGCCAGACCGTTCTTCGATATTTGGAATTGGAGTGCCAAAGTTTAGAACCATAGATGGCACCACAATCCCCACAGATGATTTTCCCAGACAAGACAGTGGTATTTCGTCTAATATGCTTGCTGGTTTTTCTATGTTTTAATTCAATCTGCACCAGTTCCCACTCTTCAGGCTCGATGATGGCCGGGTGACTATTCTCGACATAATACTGGGGCACTTCACCTTCATTCTCCTTGGTCTTCTTCGATAGAAAGTCGACAGTAAATTTCTTTTGCAGTAAGGCACAGCCTTTATACTTTTCGTTTGTGAGCATACTTTCAATGGTTTTTATTGACCAGCGTTTCTTGCCAAGGGGAGTAGGAATTTTCTCTTTGGTAAACTTCTCAGCAATGGCATTGGTCGACTCGCCATCCATAAACATCCGATATATTCTGCGAACCAGTTCTGCTTCTTCAGGGATGATTTCAGGTAGTCCATCTTCACCTTTGCGATAACCTAAAAAATTACCGTAGGGAAGAAGTATCTTACCATCTGCGAAGCGTTTTCTAATTCCCCATGTCACATTCTCAGAGAGACTGCGACTTTCCTCTTGCGCCAGACTGCTCATGATAGTGAGGAGAAGCTCGCCTTTGGAATCAAAGGTGTGGATATTCTCTTTTTCGAAGTAGCACTCTACACCGGCATCTTTAAGCTTGCGAATGGTGCTTAAGCTATCCACAGTATTTCTGGCAAAACGAGAAACGGACTTCGTAACAATCAAGTCAATTTTGCCATCCAAGGCATCATCGACCATCTGATTAAAGCCTTCTCGGTTTTTCATGTTCGTGCCGCTAATGCCTTCATCCGTATAAATTCCTACATACTCCCATGCCGGGTTGTTCTTGATGTACTTGGAGTAGTAGTCCACTTGGGCTTCATAGCTGGTGTATTGTTCTTCGCTATCGGTAGAGACACGAGCGTACCCTGCTACTTTTCGCTTGATGTTTCGGTCTTTCGGTGTCTTGGTATGAAGATTCAGGGTAGCCGGTATCACCGTGATATTTTTTGCTTTATTCATTTTTCTTCCTCTCTAGTGCCTTCTTTCTTGCTTTCTCTCGCATAGTAGGAGTCCAGCTTTCAGACCTCGAACGATCCTGCCACTCTTTCGTAATGACCCTGCCATCACTAAGGTGAAAGTGGATTAGGTTATGAGGCGCTGCAATAGCTGACTCGAATTCACCCACATCTTTGATAAGTTCTTCAAGTGTGGATTCGGGGATGGCTTTTGAAGCACAGTATTTCTTTCCTTTGCTGTTATAAGTCGTACATATCCAGAAAACATTATGCTGAGTGATTTTTCTGCGATAGTTCTTGCCACAAATCTCGCATTTGATTTTTCCACTCAAAGCGTATTGTCCGGACTTTAGCTTCGGAGCAAATTTCTTTTTCCTTCGCTTCATCTCCGCTTGAACGGCCTGAAAGGTTTCAAGGGAAATAATGGCTTCGTGGGAATTTTCTACATGGTACATCGGCAGTTCACCTTGATTGACTCTCGTTTCTTTAGTCAAGTGGTTTTCTCTGTACTTGGTCTGTAGAAGCAAATTTCCTGTATAGGCATAATTCGTCAGTATCTTATAAAGCGGATAGCGATGAAATGCATAACCTGCTTGTGTGCTGATACCCTCTTCATTTAGCCTGTTACTAATCTTGGTCAGGCCGTCACCAGCTAGGTATTCATCATAGATTCTTCTTACAATCCGGGCTTCTTCGGGGACAATGGTCATGACCCCATCAAGATTGCGATAGCCTAGCATGAAGTATCGCCACGGTTTGCCATTCTTGAACTGGTGTTTCACTCGCCATTTCTGATTGTCGCTGACAGACTTGCTTTCTGCTTCAGCGAAACTGGCAAGAATAGAAAGGAGAAATTCTCCATCTGTCGTTCTAGTATCGATGTTTTGCTCTTCAAAACAGATGCTCACACCGAGTTCTTTTAATTCTCGCACCGTCTCTAGTAAGGTCACGGTGTTTCTGGCAAAGCGTGAGACGGACTTGGTTAAGATGTGGTCAATCTTACCGGCCTTGCAATCCGCTAAAAGCCTTTGAAATTCCGGCCGATTATCCTTTGTACCGGTCTTGGCTTCATCTGCATACACACCTACATACTCCCATGCGCCATTGCTTTTAATCTTCTTGGCATAGAAGCTGACTTGTGCTGCAAGTGAGTGAAGCATGGCATCTTTTCCACTAGACACTCTGGCATAGGCAGCTACTCGTAATCTGGTGGGGATTTTCTCAGGGAAACGGACTTGTTTCATGATTCGTTTTGTCATTGGTTTAAGCTCCTTTGTATTATTTCCATTACATACATCACTCAAGACGGGATATATAGCAAGTTGTTTAGCGTAATATACTGTTCTTAGCGATGCCCATTTTGGCTGCAATGTAGTCGTCTGTTAATTTTGGTTTCTTCTCTTGAGGAATGGTCTCAAAGAGAGCAAGTAAGGTTTGGTAGCGGATATGTTTTCTAGCTAGTTCGATTTGCATTTCTTCTGTCGTGTTCTTATTCATATCAATTTCCTTTCCAGACCCTAGGGGCGGGTCCAATCTCTGTAGTAGTTATATTGAGCAACGGGCGGTGGGGCACGTGTGAAAAATCTTCAATTCAAAGGGGGGATTAAAGAAAATGGAGGAGAGGTGCCAAGAGACACCCCTCCAATTTGACCTAAACCGTGACTTCTAGCGTTTTAACGGCATCAGGCTTGATGAGTTTTCCATCAAGCCGCTCTTGGGCAGCAAATCCGATGTGGCCATCTACTATGAACTTCTCTCTTAGAACTTGAACTGATAAGGGTGCTCGCTCTACAATCCAGAAATACGATAGGTTGCCAAAGGCAATCGCCTTCTTTCCTTGTTCTAGGTCAGGCATTGTGTTCGAGATGAGCACAGGTCTATCCAGAATAGTCGTAGGACTCGTGTCTAGAAGATAGCGTCCGCTGTTATCAACGAGCTGGCGTAAGCGCAGGGCTGTTTTATCGTTCATGAGCCAGACTGCATTATCACGGTATTGTTCATCTAATGAGAAGAAGAGAGCGATAAGATCATCGGCCAGATTACCTGTTGCCTCGCTGTGGCGGATGCCGACATCTGCCGTGGCCAGTAAACCTTTCGGTTCCTTTCCTCCTTCACCATTCATCAGGATGCGTTCTTCCGCCTTACCAAAACTTCTGGCAAAGTCCGTTTGAAGATAACGTTCCAAGTCAAAGTGGGCATCTTTGACAAAGTTAATGGGAAGCTTAGATAGTCTTGCTAATTTGAAGGCGCCATAATTTTGCCTTAGGAAGCTATCATTTTCTTCAGGATAGGCTTCATTCTCATTGGTAAGCCTTGCTTCTGCCATAGAGGACACGGTGTGAATCACACCATCGGAAATGACGGTGTAGACTTGCCCGTAGGCTCTAAACAGATTGTGCTCAGCCAAAGCCTTACGAAAGTCTTTTCGGACATCGTCCGGGAATTGGTAGAAGTTACTGCTGTAGCTTCCTTCTGACAGGTTATTCATAGTCTCAGGGGCTTGATTTAGGCGGATGTAGTTCTTAAATGCGTTAGCGTAATCATAACTTTCAGTAATTCGGTTCATCTTTTTAAACTCCTTATATCTTTGATATAGAATGCGTTAGCGGTGGATGCTATTGTTTCTTTGAGAAACCATGCGTTTGGCAGTAGTTTTCTGCTTCAGCAAGGGTCTTAAAGAAAAGCTGACTGAATCGGTGGGCTACTTGGTAGCGGTATGGGACTTCTTGACTCTCGAAAATCACAGCAAGTTCATCGTTAGACTTGCTATTCCAAATCGAGATTCCTGTAAGTCCGGGTCGACTAAAATCGCTCGGTGTTATCCCATCGGGTAGAGCATTTTGCTCCAGTAGAATTCCGTATACCTTCTTGGTCATGTCATCACCTCCTTTCTATAGGGTTTTCTTAGTAGCAGATGTAGCAATACAGGTAGCAGTAAAATCAAGTGCTGCTACCTCGATTTGTGTAGTGTTTACAAGGGTTTCGGGGCTTTGGGTAGCAGATGTAGCAGTGAAACCACATTCTTATTTCTATTTCCTTTTGTGTGTATCTATTTCTAGGATTTACATACAGACTTTTTCTTTTTGCCTGAGAAGTTAAAAGTACTGCTACCTTTGCTACCTAGGTGGCTTAAAGTACTGTGGTTAAAGGGTTTGTGTGGGTAGCAGTAGTCAAAAGTTCTGCTACCCGTACTGCTACAAAAGCTACATGAGAAAGTCATCTTCGGGGTCCTCCGGGATATAGCTGTTGAGATATAGCCGCTGTGCCTCCTCGGTCAGGGTGTGGTCAGCATAGTAGCTGTTTCCCTTTTGCCGTTTCACTAAATCAACATGTTCTCGACCTAAGTGAGCGGCTAATTCTTCTCTGAACTCACGGATAGTTTTGCCATAGCCATTGTTGTTATCCCGGCACCATGCTCGATAGGCCTTGTAGACTTTGCCGGTCGTGACGAGGTCTGTGATTTTTCCATCTTCTCGAGGGCACATGCACTCATTGAAGAAGGAGATCACTGTCGAGTTTTGCTCTCGGTAGTTTTGCCTTGCGATAAGTACTGACTCAGGTTCCGTGAAGGTATAGCCATTTTGGATGAGACCTTGCACGGCCATTACTGCCTTATAGACAATGCCTTCACGTTCCTCGTACATCTTGTCGATGAGAGTTTTATCTTGTTTCTCTAGCGGAATAATGTTTTTGCAGATGACTTCCATGATGCGGTCATAGACCCATTGGCCGTCATCTCCACCGAAGCGAGGTAGTCTATTCATACAAAACCAGAGCAGACCGTTATAGGTGAATTGGAAGGGGCTTTGGCCCTTGAACTCAGCAAAAAGACTGTCGCCACCTGTGCACTTCTTGAAGGTCTTGAGTTCTTTTATAGTGATGAAACTCATATCAGAACTTCCGGCTAGCCTTTTCCCGTAGATGGCACCTGTGCCAAATCGGGCTTCAATCTCCGAGAGGTCGATGCCGATGAAGTTATGGCTTCCTAAGATTTGCTCGACTAAGGTTTTGAGCACAGACTTTCCGGTGTTGCCGGGTCCTACCATCCAGAGCGATTTCTTCATGCGCCAGCCTTTGATATTGGATAGGCAGGCTCCAATAAACTCAAAGAGTAAGTCTTGAATTTCTTTGTCGCCATCCGTGAGCGTCTCAAGGTAGCCATCAAATGTGAAAAATCAAGTCCGGATCCCCACTTTTATCACGAGATTTCCCCACTTTTATCAAGGGGAAATCCCCACTTTTATCACGGCGAGTCAACCGCAA